CAGGTATTTGATCGCGTTGCCGACGTTGAACGTCATGTGCTCCACGACTTGGATGCATTCCACCCCGCTCGGGTGGGCGTTGTAGTGCTTCGGGTGATTCACTGCTTCGCTCATCTTCGGTTCCTCCTCGGTTTTCGGCCGCTCCGTTCTTTCGGTGGCACGAGTCGGTAGTGCGCGGTCCTCACGTGACCGGCTCCGATCGGGCAGTTCGGACACGATGTCATCGCGCGCGCCGCCGTGAGCTCCGCGATGATCGGAGCCCCGCACGTCATGCACCATGAGACGTGGACGTGCTGGGGAGCGGGCTTCGGGCTGATCATCGCCGGAACATGCCTCCCATCAGATGCATCAGGGCGCCGATCACGACGACGAGTCCCGCGCAGATGAGCCACGGCAGCCACGCCCACGTGATGACCTGCCGCAGGGCCACGAAGAAGAGCGCGACGACCAGGAGCCAAGGGAGGAGGCGCGAGGTCACTTCCGCACAACCTCAATCCGCTCGCCCGGCTTCGGCGGCGGGACAGGCTGGCGGAACGCGGGCGGGACGCCGTCGATCTCCGGGATCTCCGGCTTCACCGCTCGCGCGCCGTCCTCGGGGAGCGGCTCGGGGTGGGGGTTTGCGACCTCTCCATGGATCTGCGAGAGCAGCGCAAGCAGGTCCGCGGGAATCTCCGCCTCGCCGTCCCAGGCGTACCACTTGCGAGCAAGCGAGCGCCGCTCTTCGGCGAGCTGTAGCAGCCGCCCGCCGTAATCCGCCGCCTCCTCCGCTGCAAAGGATGGCCAGCCGATCTCGTCGATGAGCTCTCGCAGCTCGAGCAGCCGCGCCGAGTCCTTCGGGTCGACGCCGAAGCCGCCGATCGAACCGGCTTGCGGCTCGTCGTCATCGTCGCCGCTGAGCATGACGTTGACGGCCTCGACGACCTTGTTCGCGTCCTCCGCTGAGAGCTGCCCGAGGATGGCGTCGCGCTTTTCCAGGTGCTTCTTGTGCGCCGCCAGGAGCATGGCCACGTGCGCTTCGTGCTTCTCGCGCTCCAGGGCCATGAGCTTGTCGAGCGCGGTACCGATGGTCAGCGGGCGGCGGGTGCGGGTCTTGGGAGTGGGGTCTGACATGGATCACTCCACCGTTGCAGCCGTCGCCGACCCGTTCCGCAGCGAGGCTTCGAGCGCCGCGGGGCTGCCCGGACGGATCCCGTCGGGCGCGTCCGTCACCTCGTAGCCCGTGGTGTCGATGACCTCTTCGGTCGTCTGCATGCCGAGCGAGAGCTCCGGCGCGTAGATGCGCGTCCAGAACGCAGCGGACCGGTACATGAGCATCTGCTCGGGCATCGTCTTCCACTTCGAGCCGCTCTTCGTGGCCCAGCCCTCGGCCTTCGCCATCCCGATCGTGATGAGCGCGCCCACGCACTCCTCGTCGGTCTCGCGATCCTTCGCCCATGCGCGACAGCCCCAGCCGTCCGAGCCCTCGCTCCCGAAGAATCGGAAACGGATCGGCGTGAACTTCCGCGAGGCGTTCACGGTGGCGATCAGGAACTGCGCGGCCCAGCTCGGGCGCCCTTGGATGACGTGCAGGCTCTGCATCACCATCATGATCGAGGCGCCGATCCGGTTCGCGAGCTCCATCGCGATCATGACGTTCGGGATATTTTTCTCGCCCTGGTAGGCAGCCGGGACGAGCGTCCCGTACGCGATCGACTTGGCCATCCGGTAGGCGGCCTTGAACGCCGTCTCGCTGCCGTAGGCGGAGAGCGCGCGCGTTGCGCCGCCCGATTCCTCTTCGTCGGTGACGGCGACGAGCGCTTTCTTGACGTCCTCCGGGTTGTGCTCGGGGGGCTTCGGTTCGGCCTCCTGTTCGGCGGGTTGCGCCGCCTCTGTCCTCGGTTCGCTCTTCGCCGCGTCGAGCGGCATCTCGCCTTGTTGCTGCTTGGTGCTCATCGTCTCGGTCTCCTTTTTCAGTACCAGGGAGGAAGTTCGATCGTGTTGATCCGCGGCTCGTAGCCGGGCCAGCGGTTCGTCTTCGCGCATTCCGCCATCCGTTCGATCCGAGAACGCGAGCGCGTGTAGCCGAGCGAGACGCCGTTCCCGTCGAGCGTGTGAACGATCGCGTCGTACGGGACCACCTTCTCGACGGCGAGGAATACGAAGTGCTCGACGGGCTCGCCCACGCTGGCGAAGCCCTCGCGGTAGAGCGCGTCCTGGAGCGGGTAATCGTATTTGACCATGTCGCGCCGGAACGACTCTTCGCGGGCGTCGAGCGTCGTCTTCACGTCCACGCACATCCGCTGAGAGCGCACGTAGTAGTCGGGGCGCGTCTTGCAGAAGAGGCCGGTCTCGCGGTCCTTCCAGGAGAGCGAGAGCTCGGGTTCCCCGTCGCGGAGGATCAGCGCGCCGAGCTCGTGCTCACGGATTGCGGCGACCATGCCGTAGATCGCGCCGGAGTCCGCATCGGAGAGGAACTCGTGACCCTCATGCTCGGCTCGCCAGGCGTCGCGGGCAATCTTGTTGGCCTTCGCGTCCTCCTTCGTCGTGCTGTCCGTCTTCCGGCAATCGCCGAAGTCGGGCTCGACGGTGTACGTCTCAGCGAAGACCTTGGGTTCGAGGAGCGCGCAGTGGAAGGCGCGACCGAAGGCGAGAGCGGGGGTGTCCTCGTCGGGCTCCACGAGCCACGAGCGGTAGAACTTCGCCGAACGCCCGATCGCTTCGAGCGCGCCCTTCGAGACGAGCCCGAGCCGCCGTTGATGATAGACGTGATTCGGGATGTTTCGGTGAATGCCGAGGGGCAGCCCGAAGGGGGTGCTTTCAGCGAGCATAGCGCTCCGTCTCCTTGAGGAATGTCTCGCTCCACTCCCGGTGCAGCGCGTCCCGTGGCCTCGCGATCTCCTTCGCAGCTCGCTCGCGCATCGTTTCGATCGATGCCGGCGCGTCGCCGAGCTCGGAGAGAAGCCACTCGGTCGCCGCGTTCAGGGTGCGGTCCGTGGTGACGGAGACGACCGGGAAGATCACGCGGTCTCCTTCCGTCGTTCCGCCGCCTGCAAGTCCAGCGCGAGCCGCAAGAACCTCGCGACCTCGACGCGCTGCTCGTCTTCAGCGACCCGCGCCTCTGTGGCCTGCTCGTCGAGAGCGCGGACGTCGGCCATCCGGGACAGATAGCCGTCCTCGTCGCCGCGGTTCTTGCAGTCGACGGCCTCGCGCCAGCGTGCGCGGGCCATGTCGCGGAGCGTCCTCGACGTCGTCGAAAGCGGGCGAAGGAAGCCGGTGGGGAGGTGGTCGACGGAGGCCATCACCCGACCCTCCCGAGGTAATCCTCAAACCCGCCGCGCTCCTCGTCGGTCGCGTCCCGCCACTCGACGGCATCGACCGGAGCGCCGTCGACGCCATAGAATGCGATGCCTCCGAAGTGGCCAGGCGGCTGCTCGACGCGGACGATGCGGGTACTCCCCGACGCCGAATTGACGGCCAGGATGTCCCCGAGGCAGGCGCGCGGAAGCTCCGAGAGCGGTCGCATGCCGGGGCCAAGCGGGCGGAAGGGTTCGGACCTGGAATCCTCGTCGAACATCAAACCGCCTTCCTTTGCTCAACCGAAAGCGCCACCAAGAAACGCTCATCTTCCAAATCCGTTTCCGCTCGCGCCTCTATGCTCGCCCGCTCATGTTCTCGGAGCGCAATGGCAAGCGCGTCCAGGAACGTCTTGCCGCGCGCCGGCACGCGGAATCCGTGCTCGTCGATGAGCGTCAGATCAACGCAACCGTTGAACGAGCGGACGTCGGCGATGTAGCGGCGGGGGGAAGCGGAAAGCCAAGAGTCGATGGTCAGCATCACGCAACCTCCGCGCGCATCGTTTCGTCGAACACCGGTACCGGCTTGGTGGCGCCGTTGATGTCGCGGAGTCCCATGAGCACGGCGATCCAGCCGTCACCCGTCACGCGAATCGGCGACGCCTTCTTTCCAGACCATTCGACGGCTACCGTTCCCCCGATCCTCGGCAGCGCGTATCGGAGCACTCGCCGATCAAACGGTTGGCCGTAGAACAGACACGGCTCTGACCGGGATTCGTACCCGCAGAACTCGCAGTTGCACTCGTGCCCCGTGCCGAGCCACGCGATGATCTCGGCAAGATCGACGTGGTCGATGTTCGGGTAGGTTTCGGTGTATAGACTCGCTATGTAGCCTGCCGTCGTCACGTGCGGGGCGGGCTCAAGATCCATGGGCGCGGCGTCGCAATCGCGGATCAGGATCAGCGCATGGCCATCGGTGACTGACGCGAATCGGTGACCATCAATCTCGATTTGCCGCGGCACTTCCATCCACATGCTGGGCGCGTCCTCGACGATGCGAAGCGCGGCGGCGAAGAGTTCTGCGCTCATCACATCCCCCGTTCTTTGTACCCGTTCGTTGTCTTGTTCCATGTTCATCTCCTGTTCAGCCCCACACCGCCACAAACCCCGGCCGAATCCGCTGCCGCGCTTCTCGGGCTCTCGACGTCACCGCCATGCGCTGGTCGAGGATGTGGAGCAGTCCCGCATGCTGAGCCGTGCGCGGCGAACGGACGCGAGTTGGCAGCGGCTCGGTGAGAACGATGTCGGCGGCCTCGTGTATTTCGACGAGGCCGGGGACCGCGCGGAGGAGGTAGAGGTGGTGGCTCATGGGGCATCCGTGCTGTCGGTTTCGCGCCAGATTCGGTCGAGAAGCATCGCTTGATCGGCGCGCAACTCAGCGAGCATGAGATCGCCGAATGCCGAATCGAAGTAGCCGAATCGGATCAAGCTGAAGGCGCGCACGAACGAATTGACGGCGTCGTCGGCAAGGGCGCGAGAGCCGCTGAGGATCGCGGAGAGCTCAGCGTATGTCATCGGCCGTTCCCTTCGCGGAGAGCGGGGGTGGAGGCCTCGTATTCGTTCGCCTCTTGCGCCCACCGAACGCCGTTCGCGAACCCATCCAGCGCCACCCCAAGCACCTCACCCGCCGCGTCGGTGTTCCGCGTGACGGCGTAGAGTTCGTCGATGCCGTAGCTATCGGCGCCGTGGTCGGCGCAGTACGTGTCTTCCCGGTCGGAGGCGTCGGCCACGATGGCGGGGGAACGGCAGCCGGGGCGGTGGCAGAGATACCCGGCGGGGCAAAGCTGGAGACGGCTCACGACGCACCTCCGAGAACCGCGAGCTTGCCTTCCCACATCGCGACGTGGCCGCGGAGCTTCACGATCTGGTCGGCGATCGAGCCGTTGATGTCGCCAGTCCAGCCAGCGGCTTGCGCGCGCTCGGCGATGGCAAGGTCCTCACGGGCGCCGCGGAGGAGGCGGGAGATTCGGAGGGACTGAACGGCGGTGGTCGGGGCGGGCGTCGTGTTCGTCATGTCCTCATCATATACCCGCTGCGTATCATGTCCAGCGCGTATGACGGTGCCCATGTCGATTTTTCGCCCGGCGGTCCCCCTGGTTACCGTCCTGGCGAAATCTTGACCGGTGGCCGGGACTCCACGATGCCCGAGGGAGGCTGAGGAGTGTCCTGGCCGACCCTGGGTTTCGCGCGCACCGTATCGACGCCGATGAGGAAGTCGACGCTGGTCTCAAGAGCCACGGCGAGGTCCCGAAGCGCGGCCAGATTCGGTACCGATGCACCCGTTTCGTAGGCCGCGACGTTACTTTGGGCGCGCTGCACCTTCTTGGCGAGCTGCTCTTGGGTCAATCGGACTATCTCGCGGCGCTCCACAATTCGCCGTCCGATGAACTTCGGATCGATGCCTTGCTTCCAGCCTCGGCCCCCCGGCTTCTTCGCTTGGGCCATACCGAGAGCGTATCTCTCGTTCGTTTCGATTGCCGGCACATACCAGCTAGACATGATACCCGATGCGTATTAGGCTGACTCTCCAGTGGCAGATCCAAAGCACACCAGGGCGAGTAGACGGCTGGAAGCAGTCCGGCGCGAATGGGACATCAGCGGAGCCGAAATCGGCCGCGAGCTTGACGTCAAGCAGGCCACCGCGTCTCGGATTCTGACGGCTCATCTCATTCCAGGACGGGACCTGCTCTTCAAGATCCAGGGGCTCTACTTCGTGCCGGTCGCGTGGTGGGGCGAGGAGCCGCGGGACCCGGAACCGGAACCACTGCCGGTCAAGCCGAGTCGGTACGACGCGAAGAAGGCCGAGCCTGCTGGGAAGGTGGCCTGAATGGCTCGCGGCGTTGGCTTCACCACGCAGGACATTCGCGCGATCCCGGTATTCATCTACGCGCTCACCGAGCCGAGCGGTGAGATTCGCTATGTCGGGCGAAGCGAGAACCCGCTCTCGCGTCTGTACTCGCACCTGGGCAAGGGGACCGCGCCGGCAATCCGTTGGTGGATCGCGAGACTCGCGCAACTCGACAACCGCCCGGGACTCCTCATTCTCCATGAAGTGGACCCGGGCACCGACGCTGCGCCCTTTGAGTTGTATTTCATCAAGCTGCACAATCGCGCCGGGCGCCTCCTGAATGTCAGCGGGACCGTGCACCGTGGGCACTGCCGTTTCTGCGGGAGCACGGAGCACTACGGACGAGCCGGGCGTCATTGTCTCGCGAAACCCGTCGCGGGAAAGGCCGCCTGAATGTCCCGCGCCGCCCTCTCCGCTGGCCTTTCGCTTCTTTGGCTCACCGAGTCGAACGCGAACGACGACGACGTGGAGGCGGACTACCAGTTCGCGGTCTCGCAGGCGGTTGCGTCGCGGGTTGATGACTTCGGCGACGCGATCGATGCGTTCGCGAGCGAGGAAGCGTGAGCGTCCACGATCTGACCACCGCCCTCGACGCTGCGATTCGTCCGCCCGCGAAGTGTCGTGCCGTCGATCGTCGTGTCGCATGGGACAACTGCGCCAGGAGCAAACTGTGCGCCATGGTGGACTTCGCCATCGCGAACGGCTGGACGTGGCGATCACTTTCGCGCGAGCTCGGCTGCACGCTTCGTCATCTTCAGGACGTCTACGAAGGCGCACGAAGGGTGCCGGGTTGGATGTTGGAAGGGCTCCCGGTTGAGACGCACGAGCAAGCGATCCGCGTATGGATCGAACAGCTGCGGAGGACCGCGTGACGCTGAACGCGATGGAAGTAGCAGCGCGTGACGGCACCCGGGGCGAGGATGTCGCGGGACCCGATTGTCACGCGGCGCATTTGAGCACCACCGCTCGCGAGGTTCTTTCGGCGGACCGAGGATGCTTTCGCACGTCCATGGGTGAGGCGAGTTCTGCCCGGACGGACGCGCCCGTGACGAGAAGGCCCGTGGCATTTGCTACCGAAGGACTCCCCGGCGCGCTGCGACGCCGGACCGCCAGCGTTGTCAGCGCAGAGGCTAACCAAGCGGTCGAATCGTTCTCTCCCGCGGTAGTTCCAGGCTCGATGCGCCGAGCAAGCCGCGCCCCGGTGGGAGCCGGGGAGTTCTCGGGTGTAGGGCCCCGAGGAGAGAGCGATGCAGCACTTCACCCCGGGCTTCGGCTCGGAGCCTTCCAAAAGCCGAGCGGGGAGACGAGAGCACCGGCGGTGCCGACGTCGCTGATCCGCGTAAGGGAAAACGGCGACGGTGCGTTCACGGGAAACCGTGGGCGTGGCGGCGCAAGCGGTCACTTCGGGGATCTTCACGGGACTGGCGCCCGCGTCGATTCGGCCTCCCGAGGGCACCGCGCTCTGAAGGAGGTTCCCCAGTGCCCGTCCTGAGCATCAAGCTCGAAGGCCCGGAAGACTTCACGCCGATCCCGAAGGGCGCAGTCGTCCACCACACGACGGCGCCCATCGAAGCCGCCCTGCTCCTGCGCGGGATGCAGTCCGGGAAGCCCTCCGTGATGCTCCGGTTCGAGCTTCCCGACGGGTCGATCGTTATCGCGGAAACGAGCCACGAGCTCTTTCAGATGGCCGCAATCGCGATGAAGGCGCGAGTGGAGCGCATGTCGTGATCGTCCTCTTCGTTCTAGCCTGGCCCTTCCTCGCGCTCTTCGTGGCGCTCGCGGAGTTCTTCGGATGGTGAGCGCCACCGGCGATTGGGGCACGGCGCTCCTCTGCACTGCGGTCGCGTTCGCGCCGTGGGTGCTCTTCGTGCTCGTGATGTTCTTCTTCGAAAGGACGGACCGGTGATCGCCTCCCTCCTATCCGCTCCGCCCGCATACCTCGTCGTCGCGATCCTCGCGATCGGTGGCGCGTGTCTCTCGACAGCGATGATCGTCTACCTGTTCACGCGCTGGTACTACCTCGACCGGCTCACCGTCGCGCTCTACTTCGAGCAGTTCGGGCGGGCGCTCTGGGACGCGCACCTGAGTGACGAGGTGTGGCGGCGGATTGAAGAGGAGGATGGGCGCGAGGCGGAAGGGGTGCGGCTCCACTGATGGCGACGGCAGAGGAATCCAAGTGCTGCGTCTGCGACGCGCCGACCAGCGCCTTCGTTCGCGTCTGCCAGGCGGAAGGCAAGCCCAGTTGCTGGCAGGTCGCGTGCTCCGCGGAGTGCCTGCTCGTCGATCTCCGAACGCCGTCGCCCGACCCGGTCAGGCTCGTCTTCGGCGCCTGGCAACCGATGCCGAGGGCGGCGTGAGAGCCCTCTCCATTCGCCAGCCCTGGGCATGGGCGATCCTCCACGCCGGCAAAGATGTCGAGAACCGCGACTGGGGCTCGAGCTACCGCGGCGAGGTCCTGATCCACGCGTCGAAGGGACTCGGCAAGCAGGAGTGCGTCGACGGCATCTCCACCGTCATCGAGATCAACCCGTCCGTGTACGACAAATGGCCGGGTCGCGACCACGTCGAGCGCGGCGGGATCGTCGGCGTCGCGCGGATCATCGACTGCCGCGAGAACCGTGCGGACGCTCGACAGAGTCCGTGGGAGATCCCGGGGGCGTTCTCGTTCGTGCTTCGCGACGTGCGCCCGCTTCCGTTCATCCCCTGCGCAGGCGCGCTGGGATTCTGGATCGTGCCGCCCGAGGTCTTAGAGAAGGTGGCCGCCTGCCGCGCGGCGATGGGACGGACGGCGTGAGCGCAGTCGGCTGCAAAACAGTTCTTGAGCTGGACGGTGCGGTTCGGCTGCGCAGCGAGTGGGCGGCATCTGCCGGGCTTACGGAGAACGCGCTGAAGTGCAGGTTGCGCGCGGGGCTGTCGCTGCGCGAAGCACTCACTCGACCTCCGTTGTCGGACTGGCATAAGACGCATCCGCTCTACGAAACCTGGAGGGGAATGCGCAAGCGCTGCAACAACCCGAAGGCCGCGCATTTTAGAGACTACGGTGGCCGGGGCATCCGCGTGTTCCCCGAATGGGATGCGAACTTCGAACAGTTTCTCAAAGACGTTGGTAAGCCGCCGACTGCTGGCATGCAGATCGATCGGATCGACAACGACGGCAACTACGAGCCGGGCAATGTGCGGTGGGCGACGGCGAAGGAGCAAGCTCGTAACCGCCGGAGCACCATGTTCGTCGAGATTGACGGGGCACGGGTCCCGCTAGCCCTCGCGTGCGAAATCAAGGGCGTCGCCTACGGCCGGGCGTATCGGCAAATCAGGGCCGGGGTGCCACCGCGCGACGCGCTGAGGGAAACCGAGTGAACCAGTCCCCTCTCCTCACCCACCGCGAGGCCGCGTCCTACGTGAAGCTCTCTCCACAAGCTTTCGACAGGCACGTGCGTCCAGTCTTGACGAAGATCCCGCCGTCGCGTCCCCTGCGCTTCCTCCGCTCGGAGCTCGACGCATGGCTCGCCCGTCTTCAGGCTGGAAACTCCGACCTCCCCGCGACAAGTGCGGCAGCTACACCGTCCGTTTCTGGTGGCGAGGCCGCGACATCGAACGCAGCACCGGGACCGCGGACCCTGAACGAGCTGCGAGCGAAGCTGCGAGGATCTACGCCCGCGAAGTCTCACGACCGGAGCAACGTCGTCCCGCTCAAGTCCGCGCAGTCGGCGAACTCGAGGAATCGGTAACCCGATGGCTCGACTCGCTCATCCCGACGCACGACGCGGGCACGGTGGGGTGCTACCTCGACTATGCGCGCTCTCACTGGTTCCCGTTCTTCCCGGGGATGCACTCGCTGACGGACGCGGAGTGCGACCGGTACATGCGGGCGCGGCTCTCGGCCGTGCAGGCGACCACGGTCAAGAAGGAACTCTCGGCGCTCCGCGGCTTCACGTCGTGGGCGACAGCGAAGCGGCTCATCGGGCCGGTCGTGGTGCCGACGGTGCCGAAGCGCTCGACGGGCGCGACGTATCGAAACGAGAACGGCGAGACGGTGCGGCGACGAGCGGCAGCGATCCCAATCTCGCCGAAGGAGGCGCGCGCAATCCTCGCCGGGCTCGACGAATGGAGCACGAGCAAGAAGGTTGCCGAGTTTCCGATCCGCGCTCGGTTCGAGGTTCAGTACGAGACGGGGCTACGGCCCGAGCTGATCGATCTGCTCTCGGTGCCGGAGCACTACCGCAAGAGGGCGACGCACCTTCGGATCCCGGGCGAGCTCGACAAGGCACGGCAGGCGCGACGGGTCCCGCTTTCGGCGGCGGCTCGGAAGGCGCTCGATCGGATCTGTCCCGAGAAGGGTCTCATCTTCGGGCACCACGACTACCGGGAGCACCTGAAGCTCGCGGCGGCCGACGTGCTGCCGGCGGAGCGGGCCGAGCTGTTCTGCGGGCAACACCTTCGGGGCGCACGGATCACTCACTGGCTCGAGGAGTCGGGGAATCTTCCGGGTGCGCAGTATCTTGCGGGCCACAAGCGCTCGTCGACGACGGACAGGTACGCGCAGGCCACGATGCGGGCCGCGGAGGCCGTTCTCAAGGCCGCCCGCCGGTAGCGGCATCTAGGGAGAATTCTAGGGAGCCGGAGTCGTGTTTTCGTGCGAAGGGGGGGACTCGAACCCCCACAGGATTTACCCCACTAGCACCTCAAAGTAGACGGAGAGTCGATCCGTCGGGGAAAGCTGGTGTTCCGCTACGCATCGCAGCGCACGGAAACGCCGTGGGTCGCAAGCGTTGTAGGGAGCCATCCCTAGAAAACGCCCTCCGCACCCTCGCCTCCGCCGAGCATTCGGCGCGCCTCGCACACGGTGCCCTCGGGCTTCCGACGCTGAGGGTCGCATGAGCGCCACCGCTTCGCTCTTCGCCGAGCCCACCGGCCCGCTCAATCCGTGGGCGATCTTCTCGCCGTGCCTTCGCTACCGGTACGTCCTCGCGTGGCCCACCGGTCTCGACGATCACCGTTACGCGCTCTTCATCCTAGCGAACCCGAGCACGGCTACCGCGGAGGAGACGGACCCGACTGTCGCCCGGTGCATCGCCTATGCGAAGCGGTGGGGCTACGGCTGGTGTCGCGTCGTCAATGTTCGCGCGTGGCGTGAGACCGACCCGAAGAAAGTCCCTGCAGGACCGATCGCTGTCGGCCCCGACAACTTTCGGCACGTCCTCGAGCAAGCCGAGCGGGCCGCGATCGTCGTGTGCGGATGGGGGAACCTCGGTGGCGACGCGGAGGTTGCGGGCACCAGCGTCGTCGGGATGCTCCTCCGTGACCTTCGCGGATATGGCGTCACGCCGCATGCGCTGAAGCTGAACAAGAACGACGCGCCCGCTCACCCTCTCTACCTGAAGGCGAGCGCGATGCCGTTCCCGATGAGGTCGACCTGATGCCCATCGACCACGCCGGCGCTCGCGCGTTCGCTTCGCGCGTCCTCGTCGCCGGGAAGAACCCCGACGCGCAAAATCTCGCGCAGGCCTACCTCGAGCTCGTCGCGTTCGTGGACACGATCCCGGACAGCCTCACCGGTCTACGCACGAGCGCAGGTCGCGCCCTCCGTGAGATCCGCGAGGCTCGCTCGGTGCCGTCCGTCACGGGACCCGTCGCCCAGAAGGGGCCGCAACGCAATCCGCACTGGAGGCGCGACCTGAACAAGCTCAGGGCGAAGCTCGGTCAGAAGCCGCTTCCCGAGGAGACCGGCACGTGAACCCCCTCCCCATCCTCCTCGCCGCGTCCGTCGCCGTCGCCCCCGTGACGTCCGACCGTCTCGCCGCCGAGCTCGTCACCTACCACGAGCATCGCGTCGACATTGCGCACCGTCACGAGACCGAGGAGTCGCGGCTCGAGCGGCTCCGCTGGCTCGCCGACGGCATCATCGCCGGGTGCACTGCCGAGCCGTTCGACGTCAAGCTCGGCTGGACCTTCAACCAGTGCGTCGCGCTCGCGACGACGGCCGCCGAATGGGAGTCGGGGCTGATGGTCGAGGTCGAGAGCGGCGCGCTACGTGGCCCGGCTGGCGAGCTTGGGCCGTGGCAACTGCACCGGTTCGTGTCTGCGGTTCCGAATCCGAAGTACCGCGTCACACCGGAAGAGCTCGCGGCGTCGGTCGGATTGTCGGCGGAGACGGCTGCACTCGCGGCACGGCTCGGAGTGAGGACGCTCGGGTGGCACGTGCATCGGTGTCGGTTGCGCGGGGACAGCTTCACGGCGGCGGCTGAGGTCTATGCCGAATACCACCGGCCGTCGGTGAACTGCACCGCGACGCTCACGAAGATGAACTCGGAGCGGGCGCGGAGCTATCGAGCGCTGCTCGCGCGATTGGAGCGAAGCTGATGGATCCGACAGCAGCCCCGAAGGCTCTCGTCGACCCGTACGACATCCGGGTCACCGCCGTATATCGGGTAGGCGCTCACGAGGCGATGGTCCGCTTCGGACAAGCCGCACTCATCGTGCGCCCATGGGAGTGGGACGGGCAGCGCGTCGCGCACGACGAGGTACCGATCACGGTTCAGGAAGGGCTCGCGAATCTGCTCGCCGGAGACACGCTCCGTCACGCGAGCGCGCCGCTCGGCGATCTCGTCCTCTGGGCATCGCGACGCACCGAGAAGACGAGCATCAGCACCGATGCACAGCTCTGCCTCGGCGAGCCGTTCAATCGCGTGCTCGCCCGGGAGACGCTTCAGATGTTCGTGGAAATGGGTCTCAGCGCGAACGCGACGATCCTGGCGCGCCTCGTGCCGTCAAGCACAGGGATCGCACTGGTGCTCTCGCACGGAACCGCGCTCGCCATCGTGATGGGCTTGGACGGAGCCGATGCCGGTGACCAGCCGATGCCGGAGGCGCACCCGTGACCGACCCTCGCCCCGATCTCTCTCCCCCGCCGTCCGGCCCCGTGTGGTGGACCGGCAACTGCCGCGGCGTCGGCGCGGGCTGCGCGTTCACGCGATCGGCCTTCGAGGCGCGGAAGGAGATCGCGCTCGAGTTGGGTGTCGCGCCGGAGGAGGTCGAAGTTGTCCAAGCCTAGGCTCACGTACATCGCTCACCCGCTCGGCTCAGGCCCCGACCGTGAGCAGAACCGGGAGAACGCCGCGCGCTGGGTCGCGTGGGCGGCTCTCCAAGGGGCGAACCCCGTCGCGACGTGGATCACGCTCTCGGGGATCTGGGAAGAGTCGCCGGAGCTCCGTGGGAAGGGCCTCGCGCTCGATTGCGCGCTCGTCGAGTGCTGCACGGAGGTCTGGCTCCTCGGCGGACGCGTCTCTCCCGGCATGGCCATCGAGGCCGAGCATGCACGGAAGTGCGGCGTGCGCGTCGTCGACCTGACGCACCTCGGCTACTCGCCGCCGTCGACGGACCGTGACGAGCGCGCGGTCGCGGACACGCTGCCGCCGCCTCGCGATCCGATGGTCACGCTTCCGGAGGGCTCCTGATGCTCCGTCGCTTCCTCACCTGGCTCGTGTGCGACGTGCTCGGGATCAACTTGGGGGCGGGGCACTGATGGCCAAGCCGCGCAAGATGCCCGCCCAGAAGCCGCACACGTCCGAGCAGACGTACGGCACGCCGCGCGAGTTCCTCGACGCGGTCGAGAAACGCTTCGGGCCGATCCTCTTCGACCTCGCCGCGAGCGCTTCGAACTGCGTCTTCCCGGACTTCTACGACGAGAAGGCCGATGCGCTCCGCCAGCCCTGGCACTCGCGCCCCCACACGGGCGGCTGGCTCTGGCTGAACCCGCCCTTCGGCGACATCCCGCGCTTTGCCGCGAAGTGCGTCGACGAGATGAAGCTAGGCGCGCGAATCCTGATGCTCACCCCGGCGAGCGTTGGCTCGAACTGGATGCACGACATCGTCGCGCCGCACGCGCACATCATCGAGCTCGGCTCGCGCATGAAGTTCGTGGGCGCGGCAGACGGCTACCCCAAGGACCTCGCGCTCTCGGTCTTCCATTGCGGGCTCACGGGGCGCTCGTGGTGGAAGTGGACGCAGGGGTGGCCGTGACGTCACTCTCCGAAGTATTCGACGGCTCCGCGCGCTGGTGCGTGGCTCCGTGCGACGCTCTCTTCGCGCTCGGAGGCATGCCGTCCGATTCGGTCGACGCGATGGTCACCGATCCGCCTGCCGGGATCTCGTTCATGGGCCGCGCGTGGGACGGGGACAAGGGCGGCCGCCGGCAGTGGGTCGCGTGGCTCACAGAGATCATGTCCGCGGCGTTCCGTGTGATGAAGCCTGGAGCACACGCGCTCGTTTGGGCGTTGCCGCGAACGGCGCACTGGACGGCGACGGCGCTGGAGGATTCCGGATTCGAGATCCGGGACGTCGTGGTCCATCTATTCGCGACTGGCTTCCCGAAGAGCGCGAACGTCTCGAAGCTGATCGATGCGCGGAACGGTGACGAGCGACCCGTCGTCGGTCGCGCGAACGGAGCCGCGTCAGCGAACACCAACGCCCTTGGCGCGTTCGCTCCCGAGTACGACGCTACCTCTGCCGCCTCTGCCGCCTCTGCCGCCTGGGACGGCTGGGGGACCGCGCTCAAGCCCGCCGCCGAACATTGGATCCTTTGCCGGAAGCCACTCGGCGGGACCATCGCGGAATGCATCCTGCGGCACGGCACGGGCGCGCTCAACATCGACGCGACTCGGATCGGATGGGTCGACGACGGAGATAGAGCAGCAGCAGCAGCAGCAGCAGCAGCAGCAGCGCAACGCGCATGCCAGGATCAGAACTCGGGGCGCACCGCATACCAAGACTTCAACAACGGCCCCGCCTCGCTCGCTCCATACCTGGACAAGATGGGTCAAGGACGCTGGCCGTCGAATGTCGTGCTGAGTCACTCGGACGAATGCGATCACTTCGGCATTAATGGCACCGAGCGCTGGATGTGCGCTGATGACTGCCCCGTCCGCCTCCTCGACGAGCAATCCGGCAATCGCCCCGGCATGAGCGGCGGCGGCGTGCATCGCGCTGACTACGCGGGCGGCATGTTTGGCGGGATCGATTCCGCCGCAACGGCTCGCGGTGATTCCGGAGGCGCGTCCCGGTTCTTCTTCACGAGCAAGGCGTCGCGAGCCGAGAAGGACGCGGGGCTTGACGATTTTGAGATGCGTAGCCGCGGAGAGAATACTGGGCGCGCGGAAGGGGCACCTGGCACCGTCAACGGCAGGGCCGGGGCCGGGGCCGGGGCCGGGGCCGGGGCCGGGGCCGGGAAGAATACTCACCCGACGCCGAAGCGTGTCGATCTGATGCGCTACCTGACGCGGCTAATTACGCCGCCGAAGGGCCTCGTGCTCGATCCGTTCTGCGGCAGCGGCTCCGGTGGCGTGGCCGCGATGCGCGAGGGGATGCGCTTCGTTGGGATCGAGCTCGACCCGCTCCATGTCGACTTCGCCCGCGCGCGGATTGCTCATGTCGTCGGCGGGACGTGGGAGCGTGAGGTCGCCCCGATCTCAAGTGAGCTGCCGGTGCAGCCCTCCCTCTTCGCCGCAACAGGAGGCGCATGAACAAGCCCACCGATCGCGACATCGCCCTCGGCTCCGGCTCGACCTCGTTCGAGGCCGATTGCGCGATTGCCCGTCACTGCTCGCGCCTCGGCTACCTCGTCTCGCTCGAAGACGTCCAGAAGTGGAGCGAGGCGGCCATGGCCGCCGTCGTCGCCTGGGTCGAGTCCGAGCTGATCGCCGACCGCCCCGCCTTTCTCGACCGATACCGACACGACAACCAGGAGGACACGATGGCACCGAAGAAACCGACGAAGGATCCGAAACCGAAAAAGCCGAAAGAGAAGGGCGCGAAGGGCGACGTGAAGATCGAGCACTTCCAGCAACCCATGCCGTGCGCGCTCTCCCCCGAGGAGGTGATCGACCGCGGCAACAAGGTCATGAAGCTCCTCTCGGACAAGGAGATGAAGCAGGCCGACATCAAGAGCGTGACCGCGCACTTGAAGGCGGACATCAAGCAGATCGACGCGGACATCGCGAAGCTCTCGAAGGAGCACACGGAGAAGCGCTGTTACCGCAGCGTCGAGATCCGGCGCGAGTACCGGTACCGCGTCGGCAGCGTCGTCGACATCCGGACGGACCTCGACGACGTGATCAACGAGCGCCCGCTGACCGGCACCGAACGGCAGCTTGAGGACGAGCGGCTGTCGAAGGCTCCCGCGAAGCCGAAGGGGCCGGAGGCCGCGAACGACGGCGACGAGGCGGGCGATCCGCCCGGGAGTGACGACGCGCCGGAGAGTGGCGAGCAGGTGGACGAGGACGACGACTCGGAGGCGAGCGCGGAATGATCACGCGGATCGCCGGACTCGACCTATCGCTTCGGGGCGCGGGTCTCGTTGCCGTGCCTATCACCTGGTGCGGGGATTGGAACCGCATCGCGCGGCACACGTTCGGCGAGAAGCTCACCAAGGAGGCGACCGACGATCTCAAGATCGGTCGCCTCCTTCGGATCGCGTCGGCGGTCGTCGACTTCGTCGGGCGGCACGAGTGCGACGCGGTGGCCATCGAGGGCTACAGCTTCGCATCCCAGCATTCCCACGCCCACGCGCTCGGGGAGCTCGGCGGCGTCGTGAGGCACCAGCTCGCCGAGAAGCTGGGTCTCCGCGCCGTCACGGTGGCCCCCCACACGGGTCGCAAACTGCTCATGGGCAAGGCGCCGATAAAGGACGCGAAGACGCTCACGCGGGCGTTCCTGACGTCGCTGGGCATGCCGACGGCATGGACGGTCGACGAGGGCGACGGCTTCGTGGTCGCGAACTATCTCTCGAGTCGAGAAGGCGGGTTCGCGTTCGTGACGGCGCCGCCGGTGGAAGAGAAGCGGACGAGGAGGAAAGCGGCGTGAAGAATACGGCAGCAAGGCAGCCAGAGCGGCCCGCGCCGCGAACCATCGTCGTCCCCGACGTCATGGAGAAGGACCTCGAGGAGCTCGTCGCGCGCACCGCGGCCCGGCTCGGGGAGCGTCCGGACCAGACCCGGCGCGCCGTCGAGATCGCGGTGCTGTCGCGGGGCATGGCGGCGATCCGGAAGGACGAGGGCGGGCGGTGAGCGGTCGTATCCGTTCGATCAAACCGGAGGCCCACCTCGATGAGGACCTGTGGGACGCGGAGCTCGAAGAGCCCGGCCTGCACCTCTTCCGGAGCTTCACCGGGCTCTGGTGCCAGGCCGATCGGGAGGGCCGTTTCGAGTGGCGACCGAGGCAGCTCAAGGCGGCGATCCTGCCCTACTGGGACGGCGACTTTTCACGCGTCCTCGACGCGCTGGCGACGCGTGGATTCATCCAGCGCTACGTGTACGGGGGTCGGACGTTTGGGGTGATTCCGACCTTCAAACGGCACCAGTACATCAACGGCAAGGAGCCAGAGAGCAAGCTCCCGGCCCCACCTGAATCCCCTTCTGTTTCTGATACTTCACGCGCGGCCGACGCGACGTCGACGGGTGCGTCACGCGAAGCGGACGCGCCTTTCCCTTCCCCTTCCCAATCCCTTCCAGATCCAGATCCCGATCCAGACGCGCGCGCGCCGGTGCCCGCGGACCCGCCAGGGCCGTTCGCGATGCACCACGCCTGGGCGCTCTCGGACGACACCCGGAGCGGGCTCCTGACCGAGCTGATCCCGGGGTGGGCGATCGATGCCCTCGTGCCGGTCGCCCGCACGCACTACGCCTCGGACCAGACGGACCGGCGGACCTCGAAAGACTGGAACCAGGCCGTCGCGAAGTGGGTGCGTCGCGACTTCAGGGATCCCAATCGGCGCCCGTCACAGCCGGCCGGAGCCGCCGAGGATCCTGCGGTCACCGCCCGCCGCGCCGCCGCGCAGGCAAAGCTCGAAGCCCGCCGCGCCGAAGCCGAACGTCTCGGACGCGAAGCCCGCGAACGTGCCGCCGCGGAGGGCCGCCCTGACCCACTGAGCTCCGCGCGCGCCCTCGTGCTCGCTGCGGCAGGCGCCGACCCCGAAGGCGTCCCGGGAGCCGCCCAGTGACCGAGAACCCGACGCGCGTTCCCCCGCACGACCTCGACGCCGAGGCCGCGGTGCTATCGGCACTCCTGCTCGACGGCGATCGGTACTGGACCGTCGTCGGACTCGTGCGCGCCTCGGACTTCTACGCCGACGCGAACCGCTGGATCTTTCGAGCCATCGAGGCGCTCGCGGCGGAGAACCAGAAGCCAGACTCGGTACTCGTCGCGTCGTGGCTGAAACAGCAGAACCGGATCGATCAGGTCGGCGGCGTGAAATACCTGGCGCAGATCCAGGACGCGACGCCAGCGACCGCGCACGTCGAGGGGCACGCACTCGTCGTCGCGAAGCTCGGCTACCGCCGACGGCTGGTCGCGCTCCTGCAGCTCGGCGTCGCCGAAGGATTCACGACCACGGACGATCCGATCGAGTGGGGGCAGAGCATCGAGGCGCGTGTGCTCGAGCAGTCGACGTTCACGCGGCGCGAGGACGAGGATGGCACGTTCAAGCGGCTCGTGCCGAAACTGGTCGACGATCTAGCCGCCGAGAAGAACGGCCAGAAAGGCATGATCTACACGCTCTCGACGGGGATCGGACCGCTCGACGAGCTCCTCGACGGGGGGCTCGCGATGGGAAACAAGTACACGATCGCGGGACGCCCCGGCATGGGCAAGAGCGCGCTCGCACTTGGGATCGCGCTCAGCGTCGCGGCGATCGGGTTCGCGGTGATCCTCGTGTCGATCGAGATGCCGCGAGGGCAACTCATGCTTCGCGTGATGTCGCAGGAATCAGGGATCCCGTTCGGGCGGCTGAAGAGCCCGAAGACGATGCGAGACGAAGACTGGAATGCGATGGCTGGACAGGTCGAGCCCCTCCGGAAGCGACCGATGAGCGTCGTCCACGCGCCGCGCGCGACGGTCACCGACGTTCGCTCAGCGGTGCGCCGAGAATTCGCGACGCTGAAACGGGAGTTTGGCAGTCACCTCGAACTCGGTCTCGTCGTCGTTGATCACGTGCACATCATGAACGGCGAGCGACAGCGCGGAGAAAGCG